AAAGCACCAGGCTCCAAACGTTTTAAAGCGCTCAAGCGATTACGCCCACGGCTTACACAAGTCATTGGACTAACTGGCACCCCCGCCAGCAACGGGCTGATTGATCTGTGGAGTCAGACCTATCTGCTCGACGAGGGCGTTCGACTGGGTAAAACCTTTACATCATTCAAGAACCGCTGGTTCGACGCCGACTATTTTGGTCACAAGTGGACGCCAAAGCCTATCGCGGACGCCCAGATCCATAAGGCAATCAGTGACATTGTCATCAGCATGAGCGCCGCCGATTATTTAACACTGCCTGAGTATTTACCCGTGACTGAGCCGGTTGAACTGCCGAAGTCGGTAGCCGGACGCTACCGGACACTGCAAGACGATATGTTCGTTGAGCTGAGCAAAGGCGATGTCACTGCGGTTAACGCCGCCGTGCTATCCAGCAAATGTATGCAACTGACCAATGGCGCCCTGTACTTGGACGAGCAAGACGGCACATGGGAGCGGATCCACGACGCGAAACTGGATGCGCTAGAAGAGATTATCGAACTGGCTTGCGAGCCAGTGCTTGTTGCTTACAACTTCCAAAGTGATCTTGCCCGCCTCAAAGAGCGGTTCCCGAACGCCGTTCAGGTAGACAGTAAAGGCGAAGCGGTTGAGCGCTGGAACAACGGCGAGATCGACATACTACTGGCGCACCCTGCAAGCGCAGGTCATGGCTTGAATCTTCAAAGCGGCGGTAGTCGGATCGTATGGTTCGGTCTTAATTGGTCATTGGAACTGTATGAACAGTTCAACGCCCGCCTCTACCGCCAAGGGCAAACCAAACCCGTAACAGTTCACCACCTAGTTGTTCCTAACACTGTCGATGAGATTGTGATGGATCGACTGCTCAATAAAAAAACTGTCCAAGACGCGCTGAAAGACGCGCTGAAATATAGGAGTAATGATGATGAAAACAATCACCGCATGGTTTCGTAAGTTAAAGCAGAACTGGCGTCGTCGTAAGCATGGCGTCATTGGCGAAACGATTCAATAGCCCACCAAAGGAGAACCTCATGGAAGTCATTCCAAGTATCGACAACCCCGATATGGTCAATTCACCCCCACATTACGCGGCGGGTGATATTGAAACCATTGATTATATCCGTGATCGCTTATCTCAAGAAGAGATGCGCGGCTACTGCTGGGCGAACGTCATTAAGTATACAAGCCGATGGACGCGTAAAGATGGCATTCAAGATCTAAACAAAGCCAAAGTGTACATCGACTGGATGATTGAGAACGAAAAGAAAGGACACAAGCTATGAACCTCAAAGTTGTTTACAAAAAAACACCACCACCGGCGATTCCACGTTTTAAACCTGGTTCGGTTTTAGACCATCTCACTATCGTCAGCTACGAAGGTCGTCAAATCAATCCAAATAGATCCCCTGGCCTTCAACATCTATATACCGTCGAGTGTGAGTGCGGCGAAAAAGGACAGTGGTTTCAAACGGAGCTGATTCGCAAGCGGGTTGGTCCCTATGAATGCAACACTTGTCGCGTTGAACGTAATCTGGAGCGCAAAGAAGCCCGTAAAAAAGGCCCACTTAACGCTGGAAATATCACGCCACGCAACGTGTTGACGCGCCCATGGAAATAAACAACGTGTCGAAAAACCCGTGCTTAACACAAGAGCAAGTGGATGAATTAAAGCAGCGCAATGAAGAGCGGGCCGCTCGCGATAATGCTGCAAAGCGAGAGCGCCGAATGGCCATAGAGGATCATATTGAGCGTAGGCAGAACCGCGAAAAACTAGACTAGATAAGGAGCATTTTATGTCAGATATTACATATTTTGAATTTACCAGAGAAAGCGCCAGCGCCCTGTTTGATGTTGTACCCGATCTGGTGAACTGTGAGCAGTGCGAATGCCTGTTTATTGTGAGCGCTGAACTTGGGTCAACCAAGAAACGCTTGGTAGGCCCAGGGGATTACGACGTTGATTATTACTGCGCGAGTTGTACTGAGTTCAACGAAATGAACAACGTACACTAGGTATTAAACCATGGTGCCGAACTACGAACGGATACTACAGATCGCTGTCGAGGACGGCATTGAAAAAGGTTTGTATTCTCTTGAGAAAACGGACATCGAAAACCTTAATGAAGATGAGCTGATCACCATTCTGACTAATCATGTAATGGGTGAAATAGTCGAATGGCTGTACTGGAGGACGTAGTGGGAGACAACATGAATAAAAGCGTGATCAACGCACCTATTGATTTCCAAAAGGCCATCCCCGCCGCCGATATACTCCCACTGGGGGTATTAAATGACGCGGTTCGTAAAAAGGTGGACGCTGCGGCGGAAAGCCTACTCACATTAGAGTATGACGGCGACAAGATTGAGCCGACGACGGAGGGGTTGTAAGTGATGAAGCTTTGGAACCTTAATTTAAAGAGAAGATTAAATGCTTAAACTGTGGACGAAGACGAACCAGCAATGGTTCACTAAAGACTCCCGCCCAAGCAAGGCGGTGTGGTGCCGTTTAATCGAAAGTGGAGCTATCCCTGGCCGCATCCTAGCCGGTACGCCCTACATCGAAGAAGACTATCTAGCATCTAACATCGTGATTGCATTGAAGCCGGAGAATGACATGTTGAATTTATTGGAGTAGGCTATGAGCATATCCAACAAGAAGAAGCCACCACCAATGGCAAGACCAAAGCAACAACGAACCTTTGAGGGCGTGGTATTAGCCGACCATTTGTACAAAGACAACAAAGGTCGCGCCGGATACTGGCGCTACTGCCGCCCTGATATGTCGTTCAAAACCTTTCCTGCTAGTGATGTTCACTTGGCAAACAAAATAGCGGAGCATAATAATGCGTTACGCGATCAGATGCCGAAAAAGAGTGACCCAAACACAAACGGTATGCTTGCCGCCTATGTTGATGATTTCATCCTATACCGTGAGACTCAAAGCCCAAGCCTGAAAGAGCTGGACAGTTGGCGTAATCGCAAGTATTCATTAGTCCAGTTCTGTAAACAAATAACACGCCCCTTGGCACAACTTAAAAGAACCGAGATCATGCACTGGTGGGACACGTTAACCCCCCACCAACAGAAAGCGCGTCATGCCGAGTTACGCAGGTTTTTTAACTGGCTGATGGGAAGAGAACTACTCCCCGCGATGGAGTACAACCCGTTTACCTTGTCTGATGATAAGCCGCGCCTGTACGAATCCGCCACACCCAGGCGAGCCAGTGTGCGGTTTGATATGAATGGCTTCTGGAAGATTTATCATGCAGCAGGGGTGCTAGGCTATGAAGGGCTACAAATTGCGATGGGTATTAGTCTGACCACGTTTATGCGCGAGACTGATATTCTAACGTTGAAGCTGTCAGATGACTTAGAAAACGATTTGCTTAAAAAGGTAATCGGCAAGTCACTGGCGCAAGTTGGTGAGGCGAAAGCAGAACGACTGCAATGGAATATAAAAGACTATGACTTGTTGCGCCAGTTAGTCTCAAGGGCAAGACTTGCATCCATTAGAAATTATAGCTGTCCTTATGTGATAAGTCATACACCCAAACAGAAGCGCCTTGGCAAGACCAAAGATCATATCTGCCAAGTTACCCCGCGCAATCTCATCACAATGATGAACAAAGCAAGAGAGTTAGCTGGGTACACTGATATGGAAAACCCACCGACATTCCACACGGTCAGATCACTGGCCAACAGTTTAGCCAAAGATGCAAAAGAATCTAAAGAAGCCATCCAAAAGAACAATGCGCATAAGTCTATCGACACACAATTAATCTACCAAGATGGCCATGATTTGCCATTTGATGATGCGCCGATTCAGTTTACGGCTGAACAAATTGGAGGGGATTTTAAGAAGTAGGCTGGACAGGTTAGTGGACACTAACCAAATGATAGGTAGTTTTTGTCCAGAAGTTCTTGTCCAGTTTTTGTCCAGTTAGTAGGCACTTACCTGCTAACCCTTGATATTGGTGGAGCCTAGCGGGATCGAACCGCTGACCTCAACACTGCCAGTGTTGTGTGGACACAAACTAACTCATTGATTTATAAGGATAAATTCTGAGAGCGCAGTATTCTAGAAACCTAGCAAGGCGCATAAGTTACAGCACCATCCTTGGCGCTGTCAACCCCCTACTCTACCGAATCTAGCTGCGTCTGGTACAAGTTACGGAATCTAAACATTTCTTTGCGAATCATCTTCGTAGTCTCATACGTTTGCAGCTTCTTCTCAGCGTCAGTTTTATTACTGCTTTCTATCTTGCCAAGCCTGGCACTCAGTTTTCTAACCTTTTTAATCGCTGCCTTGGCCCTGGTGTCCAACCTAAGTAGATGCCCCCAGTTCGCCCGTACATCCGCCACCTCCGCTGGATCATGCAGTGCTTTAGCTCTTTTCAGATCCCTCGACGCTAGTGCAACATCATTTATCGCTGAGTAGAATCTGTCTACATCGGTGCGATCACCAATCACACCGACGAGCTTACGGAGTATTGGAACATCTCGGATTTCAACATCATCAGTGCCGAAAGCCAAGTTGGCCGGTGTACCTACTATGTCGTAATAGAACCGGCCAGCGCCACCAGTGATAAACTTATAGGCGTGTTCCAAAGTCTCTGGTGAGACATCAATAGCCCCTGGGCGAAGCGTATCACCCCCAGACATATCGTTGAGTAGTTCTGCGAACGTCTTCACCGGTGCCGGTACAGATTTCCAGCTCAGTTGACTATCTGGCGTTTCAGGCCCGAACGACATCTGGTCAGGCCGTATCTTGGTTCCAGAGAAGTCCTTGTTCTCACTCGTTTGAACGATGAAGTCCATCAGTGTAGGTGCTACAAACTGTGCCACAGAGGCGTCACTACCCACAGGGTTGAACCCGTGGACGATTGACGACGTAACCCGCATCGCCATATCCCCTACGTCGATCCGATCCTTCGCGCCGATGCCGTATGATAGCGCCTCACCAGTTACCTGCCCTATAACGTGGAATACGTTATAGCCGTAAGGCATTGGGATTTTAAGATAGTTCCTTTCAGGGGTTTCTTTACCAAAGCTAGGCAGCATGATGACTATGTTTCGCTGTTTAATATAATCTGGGATCTTATCGTAAGGTGACACCCCATCTTCATCTTCACCGCTCAACAGTCGGTTCAGCAGGTCTAGCGTTGCGGAGAATGCAACCAGCGCAGCCATGTGCTTTCGCGCTCTCTTGCTCTTAGCAGCTTGAAATATGCGTGTTGGCCCCTGGATAGACGCGTTAAAGAACAAGTAAAATGCGCCCACCGTCTGGCCAGCGTCACCTCGTCGGTTGAAGTTCACCGTCAAGTTCTTAGCTATATTGGCCGCTTGTTGTATACTAAAGCCCATCTTGCGAAGCTCAATATACGCCGACAAGCGAATGCCATTCTCAACCGCCGTGTTAACATCAGAGACATATTCAAACAACCGGTGGAGCGTGTCTACGGACATATGTTTGTCCCGCCTAATCATAGACTCAATTTGACTCGCCCGACTAGCCATAGAGTCGTAATGAGCTAACCAACCAGTTTGCGCACCCGCCTTATGGAACTCATCGTACCAGCGCTCTGCTTCCGTACCACGCTCACCTTTTTGGTGCTGCCTGATAGCGGCGATCGAACTACCTACGTTCTTAATGATCCGCGCCTTCATATCAGCCGCTTCAGTGTCATTCAAGTTAATGAACGCCGTCTGAATATCCCTGAAGAAGTTAGACAACACGAACTCAGGGTTCCAGCTAGTATTAATCATGGCAAGGTATCGGTTAGCCATAAGGCCCGCCTTAACAACCATACCTACCTGCTGGGCGCCTAAGTTCTTCAACGAATGCGCGATATACATTGCGTGTTTGTCTTTCGTATTGAATGTAATGTGATGCTCTACGCCGTCTACTTTAACGCTAACAACGTTATCTGCAAGTTTATAGCGGCTATCTTTTTGGCTGACGACCAACCCCGTCACGGGGTCTAGGATCTGTTTAATTTCAGGCTTATCTACCACCCAAAAGTCTGGGTTTGGATTTTGCTCAATGAGCTTGAGTAATGAGCGAACCACTGCGTTCTTCTCAGCCCGCATAACCGTCTTTTCGTGCTGAACAACGATGTTAACCAATAGGTTATCCGCTCTGGTATCGCGCCCCATCCGTTGCATTGTCTCCGCACCGCCAACACTCATGCCTTTGCCACGGGATTGCGTTGTACCATCGGGATCCGATGGATCCCCCCATAGTGGGGCATAGTATTCAAACTGGTCGCGCCACCCTTGGACGACGCTCTCTTGTTCAAGCCCTGCCTTCACTAATATCCGGCGCGATTTCTCAAGGATACCGTCGGTGATCTGAGCCACCTGGTTCAGTGCGTCCAGCTTACCCGCCGACTTGAAGTTGTCCATGATCTTCGCCGCTTCTTCGTTACTCATACCAGAC